GCCATGGCTTGGGCTCCTGAAAATTTTGGCTAAGTTTTAGATATTGTGGATCAACAGCCCTTTAAAATCTAGGTTAATCTAACATTGATCGTCTATGGATTCGGTTAACAGTGGTTGTGGGAATTCCCATTATTTCACCTATCAATCGATAACCGATGCCTCTCGCTCTCAATGTATCGATTCTTTTCTCTATTTCTGGTAAATATTTTTTTCTTCTTCCTACATTTTTTTTATGACCCTTCGGGAACCTATACCCAACAACGCCCATCTTTTTGGCGTTTATTATCCCTGATCTAATTCGCCGGCTCGCCGCTTCCCTTTCTGCTTGGGCCGCGTACCCTTGAACAGCCACCATAAATTGATCAATAGCTGTATCAAATTTGATAATACCCTTACCTACGATATCAATCACAGTGTTATGTTTTTTGCAAAAAGCATAGAAGTTTTGCAGCGTAAGAATATTTCTAGATATCCGGCTATCCTCAAATAAAATGACTCTTGGTTGTTGTAAAATTCCGTCTTTTTTGATTGCCCTAAGATTAGGTATTGCTGCCAGTAATTGATTAAATCCTGGCCTATCATCAATACCGCCGGAAATGGCTAGATCTTCGAATTCTATAATTTTTTGTTTCCATAAAGATAAACCCTGTTTCTCCAAATACTCATAGACTGAATTTCTTTGGTGGGAAATGTCCTGCTTATCTGTAGAAACTCGGTAATAGATGACTAAATTTTTGTGTTCCATGTTTAGACTCCAATGGGTGGAATAGCTGTTTAATAACAAACCGATACAAAATATTTACTTGCTAGTCAATAAAAAAGGGATGCATTCACCGAATGCATCCCAATTGCTAAAGGAAATCAATTACCTGAAAGAAGGTGCAAATTCGTCGGCCGCATCCTGACTAGTTTGTAAAGCAATGCCATCGCTGAAAGAAACTGGGATCGAGCCCGAATCAGGGACAGGAATGCTAGGCAAAGGAAATTGAACTTTGGGCAGTAATGCCTTGAAAAAACGCCCTGTGTTATCTCCAAGTTCTAAATCTATCGATTTGGTGACGAATTCTTCAACATCACGATAAAACCCTACCATTTCTTTATTCATGTTCAAGGTCATCTCTATCGTCGCCATAAATCGATCGCCAGGCACGAATAATGGCCCCGAAAGTGTGTCATGTCCGTAACAGTAATCGACATTTTCGTGATTATTAGCACATGAAATGGTTAAGTTTCTGATGCAATTACCTGCGGTCAACCCGCCCACGGTGATAGAACCGCGCAAACCAACAACAGGGTTATCAATGGCTGCCGGGGCTGCGGGCTCATAGTAAACAAGGTAAATAGGATTGACTGAGCCATCACTGTCCGCAAGGACAACCGGAGAGCCTCCAATATCAACCAAGCTAACGACATCGCCGACTATGCCAGAGACTACTAGCGCCGTGCCATCAGGGGTGTCTGTTGATCTAGTAAAACCATCGGTTTTTATGATCATGACCAGGCCGTCTTCTTTGAACTGCCTTCCTTCCCCTGCCTCAACCGTAACAGTTGAGCCGGAGTTATTCGCGTTACTTTGTCCTAAACCAATTGTTAAGGCGTCCTTACCCATGCCTGACCATGCCAATTGGGCTTGTCCGTCCCCTGGGAATGTCATTTCACAGTCTGAAACAAAACAACCCCTAGCTTGCTGGGCGAATTTATCGACACAAGAGAACATGGAGAAAGTCAAATCTGGGGCCGTGATAGCTGAATACTCTAGGCCGTCAAAAGGGTCAGGCCCCGCCACTCTAATGAATTCTCTGCCCATTAGTGACGTAAATAAAGTTCTAATCGCCTGATCAATTTCGCCAACGCCGCCGGCTCCAAGGGTTTCATCTATATTGAAAAATGTAGTAAGTGACCAAGACAAAGTTTTTTTCTGCTTGATAATGTTGTTTGCATGCCTGCCAGACCTATGGGGACTCACTTCAAAGCCCTGAGCAAATTCTAAATTACCGCCGGCCAAGGCATAAAAAAAATCTGTATTCAAGGGCACTACAAAACTACCTCTAGAACTTTCAGCCTTTAAATACCACTTTTGCTCTAGAGCGCTTGAATCGTTAGAGGACCCCCAAATATTCGCGTAATCTTTCATTTCTAACCTTTCCAATAAATAAATTATTAAATAAGGCTAATGGTTGGCCGAACGAATTTTATATTTTAGGCTGAATCCGCTACATGTTGCGTATTTATAGAATATTAATCGTGAGCTAGGTCGCTCTTAGCAGGTTGACACCAAGGCATCATAATATCTTACAGTAAAATCCATTCTACAATAATAAAGCGGCGATAATAAATGCAAATCTGATTGGCTGCCGTTATATTTTAAGTCTATCACGCCTGGTATCCCAATTTGAGGATTTTCCCATAGAGTTCTTTCTATTAGATTTTGAAGGTCAAACATCGTTTGCTGATTAACCTGCCCCTCAACCGTAGTTTTTAGGAGAATTTCTAGCACTAAATCCCATGTTTTCCTCGCACGCCCTTGCTCATGCTCGACAATTTCACCTTGATCAATTAATTGGATCGCTGGTAATTCCCACTCTTCAAAATCACCGTCCGCAATCTTAATTATCTGATAGTTTACGGTTTTGATATCGTTTGGTATCAAAGTCTCTAGAATTGAAACGATTTTAGTCAATATCTGGCTTTTCTTGGATATCATATGGACCCACAAGGTTATAAATTGGAAAACATCTCATCCAAGACTTGGTTCAATAGAGCCTCGGCCCCACGATCCAAATAATCATCGAAAGCGGGTATTAAATAAGGTTGGGGCTTCAATCTTACAGAAGTTATTAGCCTATATGCTGCCTTACCCGAAGCCCTGTCCACAAGATACTTTTTGCCGCCTACACCACTCACGGTTAAATCAAATTGTCTTGGGCTTTTTCGCTCATAAGCAATACCGGTAGGAATTGCCAGATAGGCTCCATTTTGTGGGGTGATTACGCCGCCGAATTCTTGCGCCGCTCCATAGGGTATGCCCCACGTTCCGACATCAACTCTTGATTTTGTCTCATCGAATTTAGCGGCTATAGATCGTCGCAAAGATCCTGTCCGACCTACGGGGGCCCTACGCTTTGCGGCGTTAACTATGTAATTGCCTGATCTTACCAAAAACGAGCGGGTTACTTCTGGGCCGATCCGATCGCCCAACTTTCTGACCCTAGCGATTAGAAGCCCCATGCTCATGTAATAGCCATACTTCTAGGAGCGTCTACTAAGTCCAGACGTTTATAGCTGTCCACAAGTTCTTTGACCGCGTCAGGTATGCTCTGACTAATAACCGTTGATTCGTCGCCCTTAGATTTATTTGATCTTCCTATATCTTCCCGTTCTTGAAAGCGATACCACCATTCTACTAATAAATCGGTAGCCCTTTCAATATTTGCTGGGACTTTGGCCCAACCTGATTGATAAATCACCTTTATTACCTGCCTACCATGGGGTAAGTTTTGGTCCAAAGTTTGGATCGCTGTTTCATTATCAACAATGGAAAAAGAAGTAGAAGATAGTTTTTTATTGGTATCTGAGAACGATCGGGTGTCATCAATCCATAACTCAGTAACCGATAAAATTGGGTATTCTCTAGTTAATATGAAATTACCACCCCTAGAATCCTGATAATCGGTGTAAGACCTTTGCAGGATTTTACGGTGCATATATTCTTCTAAATGAGCGCTAGCCGCGTTTATCATTCTTTCAATCTTTTTAATAAAATCGAAAGTCAATGCGCTGCCAGGCATCCCCAATTGTACCCGAATATTATCTACTGTTGTCAGGGCATAGGGATCTAAAACAGATATCCCAATTATGTTAGTTGAAACTCCCGACATTATTTCAGCCCTTCCGTCGTCTTGATCTTATCTACATAATCGACCCTAGGCTTTCTCTCATAGCTAGTAGATCTAGCTTCGTATTTTATTTCACGAAACATATTAGGATATTTCGCTAGTAACCTATAGCCTGTCTGCATTTGAACTTTTTTACTTTCGCCAATGTTCCATTTACCTTCGAATATCGAGGAGTCTACCAAAGGCCCGCAAACCCCAGATCTACCCATTCTTTCCAGCCTCAATTGCATAGCATTTAACTCCAATTTAATTGCTGTTCCCAGCGTCTTCTCGCTGATTTAAATTTATCAACATATATTTGATTTACATATTTCCCATCGACCATTCTCGGCGAACCTGCATTAAAGGCCGAAGCAATCGCCTCCCAACATGATATTTTAAACCTCTTTTTAATCCAACATAGATATTTAATACCATAGTGCAAATTCATTTCGACACCTAAAAGCTTAAGTAAATTCCCATCATAATTTAAAGGAGCCCTGGCCGTCGATCCCATTATCTGCATTAACCCAAAAGAAAAATGTTGGAGTTCTGTCTCTGTGGTTATAGTTATGTGATTTTGTCGAGCATATTGCCCCGGTCTAAATATCCATTTATTAATCGGCTCTTTTCTTATTGCCCATGGATCAAAAGCGCTTTCAATTTCTACGAGCGCCATGATTGCGGAAATTGACAAATCATTTTTAGAAGATTCCAATTTTACCACTTCATGTATTCTCTTTTCGATACTGTTCATATTTCACCTATTTTCTAGAACTATTTGCAAGACGGTAGCCATGACGGGGAAACCTATGCATATCGATACGCCCCAAATCATCATTTTGGTCCTTAAAGATGCCATTTCAACTTCCAAAATAGCTATTTTTGTCGCGTTATCATCGATTTTTCCCATAATATGGGGCCAGGTTTGGCTCCAAAACCGCTCAACATTTTTTTGATGGGTATTTTCAGCTAGTATCTGTTCAGCGAGATTTATTTTAACTTGAACCAATGACTCAGCCAGACCATCGACCTTCCGTTCAATTCTTTCTAACCTATCCATGAAATAGATTTCTTCCTAGTAAAATTCTATTCCTTCAGCAAGTCACCAAATCTTTTGAATCCCTCGACAAATATCAACATTTTTTTAGCGGGGTTTGATTGGTTTTCACGTAAGAACCTAAAGACCTTAATACCATCGCCCAGGAAAGAACGATTTATATCTATAACGATAGTCGAACCAGATAAATATGCTCTAGCTAATATATCTCTATCGCTATCAACGCCAAAATCTACCTGGAAAACGCCTGATTTATTGTCGTTCTTAGACATATCACCAAAAGTTATTCTAGATATCTGCCAGGTTTCGCCTGAAGGGATAGGTTCGGAGGTTTCTATCTCCTCCCCTGCACTCAAATCACTATCATAGAGCACCTGTATTCTTTCTCTAACAGTCATATCAATATAATTCCTTGCCAGAAGCCGCCCATATAAGTCGGCTCGGTTAAGTCATTAATCAAGCATATTCTAAGTATTTTTATACCGTCTCCTAGAAGTTCAACGCCAATATCGTTGTGAACAACTTCGCTATGCCCAGAAATGATAATTTCATCACCCCATTGGATACAAACAACCGAGCTAGGAACAGCGGAGCTAGAAACACCCACGTTGACTAGAAGCAATCTTTCACCCTCAGCAGGAATATAGTCCGAGGTTTCGGAGGATGACGGTGCTACGTTTTTATAGAACCTTTTGAATGCATCAAATCTTGCCACTTTACTTACCTCTTGAAGCCTATAGCGGTTAGGAATAGGCTATCAACATTGCTAAGGTTGTCATTTATTATTATCGAGAGAACGTCATCAGTTCCGAAAGTACCTTGACTCCTAATAGCCAAAGGGTTTGCAACGAGGCTCAAAGAACCTAGAAAATGGTCGCCACCAGCAGCAGGATCTAAAGCCCAGCCACCTAGAGTAGCAAACCTTGCTTTTATATCTGCCGTCGTGAATATAGAATCGAAACCAACTGGTGCGTCATTGCTCTTGATTGAGAAATCGATACCATTAGTCAGTGGGTTATTCTGCCCCAAGAAACGGTCAAACCTTATGCCTCCGTCAATTCCATGTAACCGCAATTCAGTGATAAAAAGATCGAAGGTCGCTTCGGCTAAAATTGAGAAAGTTACTGGTGTTCCGCCGCCGTTAATATTCAGCTCGTTGCTGCCACCACCATTTTCGGCATCTATTTCAAACCTATTCGAAACAGAGGTAGGAGTAACAGTGCTTTCGACGGACATTCTGTTCGCACCATCAAGGTCTGTATCGATATCGACTCTAGTAGTGCCAGAATTGCCGACTAAAACAGAAACGCTGCGACCGTTGTGAAAGGAAGATATAGCCATTTAAGACAGCTCCCGGTTTATAACAATCTCATATTTTACGCCCGCAACGTTGCCAACTAAGGTCAATTGTCTGACACCGCCTTTAGGTGTCCATGCCCAGAATCCCGCTGGCTGCATAGTCAAGAAATTTATACCGCCATTAATTGAAACCTTCAAAGTATTGGTGTCAACCTGATCAAAAGGACATTGAATTATAAATTCGCTTATTTCATTACCAATTATAGCGGGAACATTTAATGGAGCGACACCAACTACGCCATCGTATTGGCTTGTGGTCCCTACTTTATCTGTCGATTCAAATTCTTCAGAAACTTCAGACATTTAATTTATGCTCCAACTTGCTGAAGACAGATAGTTCCATGTAAATTTGAATTTTGTCCCTTGGTTTGGGTGCCATAAAGATTTACCTCTTGAGGCCCACTAGCAGAAGACGTAAAATCAAAATCGCCATAGAATTTTTCCGTATATTTACCCGCGCCGGTGATCCATTTATGGACCCCAGAAACCGTTTCACCGTCAAGCTGCTCTAATGCCCAAACAACCGTTTGAGTAGATGCCCCGCTGACAAGCTTAAGAGTGTATTGCTTAGAAGGTAGCATAACAACCGTTGCTACCAAATCTTTGATATTATTGCCCGTTGATAAAACTGTGTTCTGAGTCCTTAGCTTGATCCCGCCCGTATCCGTTGTTGGTAGCTTTCCATCAGTGGTTAGGGTCGGCAATACCACCCTGCCAAGATGGTCTTTGAAAGCAAAGCCAATCGCTCCCGCTATACCCGCCGCCAATTCGAGTTCTGTCCGTGATATTAACGGCTCCCCTTCCCCCGTAACGGAATCGGCTACTATATTGAAAATTTCGTTTGGATCCACTTCAATAAACTCCTAAGCTAAGCATCAACTAAAGAGCCGCCAATATCCCAATAAATAACACCGATATTGGTAGGGATAGATCGGCTCAAATATGACATCTTCACCGTTTGCCCAGACAAGGCTCTAAGTCTAGGGATGAACTCCTCATTTATCACTGGTTTTGATGCCCTGATAGGGGAAACCCTCTCTTTTGACCCATCGATATCTAAGGTCATATTTCCGGGGTTCTGAGCCGTAGCATGCCAGCTATAAATTAATAGGTTTTTAAAAGCTGGCACCACATACGAAAGTAATTCCTGATTTATGCCAACGGTTACAGAATCGTTACCTTTATACCTAAAAGCCTGATCTATTGTGAGGGCTGTAGAGTCTGACCCGTCTGAATCGCTTCGAGCCATCAAAAAATAAGATAATATCGTAGCCGTATCGGTGATAATTTCTATTTTAGCTTTATTGTGAAAACAGTTAGATTTCCACTGGAAAATGCCTGTACCTGTAAAGACTCTTTGATCAAAAATATTTTCAATTCCGTTGAAAGTTTCTAAAAGTCTTATCGTTACCGATCCAAAATTAGAATCTATGTTAATCGTGCTTAGTAATGAATTACTTTTTAATAAAATATTTTTTGAATAGGTTCCCGGCAACCTAGATTTAAGCTGTAACGCGTTCAAACTCTCATATAGATTAACTACGTAATTATTTGACATTAAATTCCCTGTTAATAAAGGGCCTCGACCAAGTTATGGCTGAGGCCCCTTATATAGCATTATACATGGAAGTTTTAGCTTACTATGTTGTAACCATAAACCACGCTTGTCTCACCCGCGTCTTGGACATGGCCCTGATAATCCTTACGACTGTAGGAACTGATCAGCCATCGATCATGGTATGGCAGGTCTGGCTGCAATCGGACTCTGATAGCCCTGCGAGTACCTAAGAAAAAGCGGTTTCTGTTAACTAGAATCAAGCCCGTAGTAGTTAAGGTGATACCATCTTCTACGCCGACTACGTTTAGATTTTCAGGCATATGCTCGCTAACTATTACGGGACATCCAAGGCAAGTGCCTAAAATTCCAGTTAAATTCGTGAATAATTGCGTTCCGAACTTCTCGGCGGTAGCGAATATATCTAGCCCCACCATTTGATGATATGCAGAAGACGATGCAATCCAAGTCAATGCCATTGGGTTAATAGTAAATTTCCCGCCTTGTTTTTTCATGGCTTTTAATCCCGCCTCATCTAGAGTACCGGAAAAGTCATAATCGCCGCCGAATGCAGAATTCGCCCTACCAAGAAAGCGCAAGCCGTCCCATGCTTTTCTAGCGTCATCGGCCGCGATTGCAACAGTATCGATTGCGCCCGATTTTTGGCCATTTAAAATCGCAATTTCGTAGGCGCGTTCTTGTGCCTGAACGACATCATCGCGTATAATTGGCAAAATTGAGGGGGCGCTGTCTTCGTCCATCTCTTCTGGTAATACTGAGTGCTGAAAAAGTTTTGTAGCTGTCATCTGAATTTTTGAACTTGAAAAACTCGCGTCGGTGACTTGGGTATTTTCTGGTGCAATCCTAGCAACAGTGGTTCCATCTTGAACCGGGAGATTATAAGGAGAAGATGGCATAGGAAGGTCGCGGAAAAGAGGGGTAACTTTCCTTTCTAATTCAAACTCGCTCATATAGCTTGAAGCTGTTATCTCTTGTAGCCAATCCGGGTTCCCACCTGTCGTATATGCCTTTAGTTTAGGCATTAGGACTTCCCGACAAAATGGAGAAGATTCATATTCTTTGGATAGGTTGGTAATGATATCGTTTTTAGGGTTTTCAGCAATATAATCCGGCTTGCCGCCCCTGAATCTGACCGCAATCATACGGCCCACGTCTAGAGTTCTCTTTAAATCTAATACTTGTTGCTTATATTCCATAGGTATACGCGAAAATTGTGGGCTTGCAACATCCATCTCGACTAGGTCTTTGACATTTTTTGCGCCGAATAGTCTCAATGTTCTCATTTCATCAGAATTATCGGATCGCTTTGAGGTCGTGATAAAGTTAGCCTTTGTAGTCTCCATTTCCTTTACAGACTTTTCTAGATTTTCGCATCGATCGACTACGACTTTGACCCGCTCAAGAAGGTCAGTTAAATCATTTTCTTTTTTTGGAACCATTTTGAAAAACTCCTAAAATTTTTGTCTGTCGCTATAAGTAAATTGAAAATATCGTCATATGTTATAATTTTAACTCTAAAAATATGTTGCTTACCAAAATCATACTAGATTTAGTGTTTTATAGTCTATGGTTTTTTAATATTGCTTCCGCCCTTATTAAATAATCGCTCAAAGTTTTAACCTGATCAGGGTCAAAATGTTTTGGCTCTTCTTCTGCAGGCTCTTCTTCTGCAGGCTCTTCTTCTGCAGGCTCTTCTTCTGCAGGCTCTTCTTCTACAGGCTCTTCTTCTACAGGCTCTTCTTCCTCAGGCTCTTCTTCTGCCGGCTCTTCTTCTGCCGGCTCTTCTTCCGCCGCTGGCTCTTTAAATGCTTCCTCGACCTTCATACCTACTAGCTGCGTCGCCGCGATTAACTGAGCTAAAAGAATATTTGTCTGTCTTATGGCGTCGATAGTCGGATTGCTTGCTTGTGCTTCGGATGGCTGGGAAGTAATTTCCAGCATTGGTCCTTCGACTTTGACCGGGGCTTCCTCTTCCTCATCGGGATCATCTTCCGCTGCTTGAGCGTTTTCAGAAGATGCCTTACCTAATAGGCAAATTCTCTTGGCTTCATCGTATGGCATTGCAGAAAGATGCTTAACCGTAACGTTAAATAACGAATGTTCCGCCATGGGTATGCTAACGACACTAACTTCCAGAAGTTCAGCTTCTTTAATTATAGATATCTCTTTACCGTCGATGGTTTGACTCTCGATTTTTCTTGGGTCAAATCCTACCGAAAAGCTTTTTAAAATTCCTTCACTAACTAGATCCCTAATTCGGCTTATTTCTGGATCATTGGAATCTGATAGTTTGACTTTAATTTTTAACCCTTCTGAAGTTATCTCGGACCTTATGGCCTGACCGATGGGCTTATTTCTATCGTGATTAAAGAATATTATTGGATTATTTTGGAAGTTTTCTAACTTCCATCCGCCGGGTTCAATCAAATCCGAACCCCTATCAATTAAAAGCTTTTCACCATTGGAAAATCTATTGGCGAATCCTTCTATAAATACCGATTTCCCTCCTTTAACTGATCTTTTCACCGAGGTAACGCTTGCAAAATCGTATGATAATAACTTTTTCATATTATTCCTTTTCTAAAATCATATCGCATCGGCAATTAATAATTTCCCTTGGGTCCCCATTGGGATCTAGGGGAAACCTTAAACCATTTTCAAATTTACCAGAACTAGGACTGGCCCGCGTCAAATGCAGACCTACGTGAGTATCCCTAGTGGTCGAATCTATCTGCGTAAGCCAAATCTTGACCACGGGACCTAATGCCGTTTGCGCGTCCTTAAAAGCCGCTTCTCTACCTATCATTGTAGCAATGCCCGTCTCGGTTCGGGCTATCTTTTCAGCTTGTGACCCAACAACCTGGGCATCGGTAAAAATATCCGTGATTGATCTAGTAATGGCAGTAATTGAACTGCCAGACCTCATGCCTTGCTCGATGGTATTTATTATTTTCTTACTGGAAGTTTGAGAAATGTTTTTAAAAGAGTCAATACCCCTGGCATCCAATAGAGTGTTCAATCTACCAGGCTCATTGCCATCGGATATAGCTTGGATTGCTTCAATATCCCCACCGTTAAAACTAGCTGATATGACCCCCTCCTTGCCCAACATGCTTAAATCGGTTAATTCACCGCTATTTTTCTTTATAAAATCATTTTCGTTTTTGCCAAATTCTTTTATAAGCTGTGTCTCTATATCTCTCAGTAATTCGGTTATTTTTTCGTTTTCCGTCTGTTTTTCAGGCAACGGAAAGCCATCAGAATTTTTATGAATAACCTTTATTGCCGTTTCTAGAAATTTTAAAAACAAATCGAGAACATTTAATTTTATTTGTTCGACGGTTCTTTTTTCTTGGTCATCACGTTGCTTTTTCATACCCATAACTTCTATTTTTCGGATACCGCTCAGGCAAGATCTTATAGGCTCCCCATCTGATGGGATTTCATTAGGAGGAGTGGCTGGGGGGGGCTCAGTCTGAGGCCCCCGACTGTTTGTTCCCACTAAATCGTCTCCATCCGGCCTGGGTGGCTCTCTAAATATGCGTTGCCTAACCTCATTCGGTGAAAAAGCGCCGGATTTTATCAATCTATCAGCTAACTCAGCTTGCTTTATTTGATCGTCTTGCAGGGCCTCGACTGTCGAAAGATCAAACTCTATTCTATATTTATCTCCAAGGCGTTCCTTAAAATGTTTATTTAACGGTCCTTCTATAAATCGCATCGTAGGCTTAAGGGTAGTTAACCAAAAATTTCTAAGAGAAAGCCTCATTTCTTGCGAACCTAAAGACCCGCCGTCTTGAATAGATAATTCGTGCTTGGGGATATTGAGTAGGTTTATTATGGTTTCCCTGTTTGAATTTATATAGGTAATTAATTGTTGATCGGCTAATGACGTAGTTATCGGCTTTGCCTTGACGCCCGCCGGGGTAATTAAGGGCCTTCTTTGGTTTTGCCTTGATCCATATGCCTTCTCGAATGACCTCAACATTCTGATGCTCTGTCTTTCATTGACATCTTGCTGCAATTCAAAATGCAATTGAGGGCTTGCCCCTTTGAGATAAAAACTATTTAGAAATTCTTGTGAATACCTATTAAATAGTATTGAAGATTTGCCGGCCTGGAAAGGCGATAGCCCCCAATAACAATAAGAAGGGTCAGGCCGTTTTGCGTGCATGATTTCATCGGCTTTGAAGAATTCTATTCCTAGGCAGTCCTCATTTTCCATGCTAGTAAGACTGTATCCCGTCAGATTATTTTTTTGATCAAATTGCGGGTCGATTTTTTCGAAACCGACATTCCATAACTCATCGTTAGATTTTGCATGATATACCAGACCATTACCACCCAGTGTAGTTTCTATGGCCCAAACATAAGTAAAGGCCGATTGGTCCATTTGAGGATTCGGATTATCAAGGACTTTCTGCAGCTCATGATCTTCCGCCGGTTTGACTAAACGTTTACCATCGACAACACTTTGCTCCACTATATGCAATCTTTGGTTAGATATTTTAGTAGCTACTAGATTACATACTATATAAACCCAATCATCTGAGTATAAAAGGTTCTTAAGGCTAAACCTATTTAGTTGTATATCGGGTTCAGACCTAAAAAGATTCGCACTGTTCGAATAGGATTGACCGCCCTCATGTTTTTCTATTCGATTCATCACTTCTCGGACGAATCTATCTGAGTCTAAGCCGATTTTATCGTTCTCGATCATATCCCAACCATCCTTATGGTTTCAATCCAACCGTCAAGCGGGTCATTTCCATCGTCGTCGTCATCGACAAGGCCATCATAAAAGGATTGCATGTAGCTTTTTTCGTTATCGTCATCATGCATATTCATTATATCAAAATCGGAATTCGAATATCTTTTAGCGGCATTATAAGAAAGCATGAGAGACGTCACGAAATCGTCATGACACCCTTGGGCCGCCTGAAACTTCATCATGCCCGTATCACTTAAAATCATCTCGAAATCGTTAAGCTGTTCTAATAAATCCTTGCATCTCGGTATCAGTATTTTTTGCTGCTCGAAAGCGGTTATTAGCGTGCATACCATTTCTGGCTTGGTATGATTATTGAAACTCCTACCTTTATAAACCAAATTGGTTAATGCTAATTGATCATCTATGGCAATGCCAACCCCTGTTTTATCATGCTCGATCAATGTTGCTTCGACAAACTGCCTAGAAAATTTGACTAGCTGGCTTATTTGTTCAGTGTAGTTTAGTCCTTTTAATCTCAATAATCCAACTAGTTTAACGGGGCTGGATTCGTAATCAATTGCAGTAAAGACCGTGTCGTCATCTGTATTTTTTCGGCCCCTTGCCCAATCCGCGCCAATGGTCACAAATTTCTCTTTGGCACCTTCGTCAAGCCAAAGGGATATCGGGCTTTTTGCTAGCTCGAATTCCTGACCATAAAGGCAAGGTGTGATTTCACCGAACGTTGATGATTCCTCTAAAAATTCTGATAAATAATACTGCTGAAAAAGCCTGATTGGTAAGGCTAATTTAGCGCTGGCTATAACCTCTTTTGAAATGAATGGATTATCTGCGGTAGCGGCTGTGATAAATATTTTTTTTGGCTTTCTCTTATTAATTATTGCTAGTTCTTGCTCGTTTTTCGCTTCCATACAAAGCTTATAAAAATGATTCCGCCCTAAAGGAGTCGATGGCACTATAAATTTTCCCATACCGATCGATCTTGTCTTCGTGACAGTGGTCCTAGCACTGTAAAAAATCGCTTCGTCGATCTTAGATCCCTCATCAAATACATAGCCATGGATTTGATGACCTTCTATTTGCAAATAATTTTGAGCATGGGTGAAGTCGATATGGCTACCAATACCCTTTATTTCTATTCGCATATTCGATTTTCTAGAGCGAATATAATCTTTAGGAAGTATTTTCCTGATGTTCTCAAAGCCGATTTGCGCCTGGCTATAAAATGGGGCCATCCATCGCCATTGAGTGTTAGGGAAGGTAGGGACAGCCGCCGCCATTGCCGCCGAGCATGCTAAAGTTTTTCCGAATTTAGTACCCGAAGCGATATAAAGTTCTTCGGGTCCATCCGGGTCTACAAAAAAATTCATAATTTGCCGCTGTTTAGCGCTATGTGCGGCAGGTAAGTCTATCGTAATTATCTTCTGTTTATCACTCATATTCTAAAGGGCCGATTCTGTATGAGGCTTCATAGATATCCTTAACATTGATTTTATGGTCAACACCTGAGATTTTTTTATATTCATATAAAACTATATTTACATTATTTACGCTTAAACTGTTTAAAAACAAGCCGAAAATTTTTAAATTGCGCCAAGTAACAAGTAATTCCTGAAACGTTCCCGTATAACCAAGATTTCTAGCGGCGGAAAATTTTATGCCTGACAAACCACAATAGAATCGCCCCAAAACGTTTTCAGTTTCCGAGTCCCCGGTATATAAGAAGTTCGATGGGCCTAATCTCAAATAATCCGGGCTAAGCCCCGAACTAAAGTGAAAAAGACCCACCATAAAATCAAACGGTAGGCAATATTTTATAGATATTTTTTTTAACCACAGCCAATCATTATGGCGAATTTTCATTTTTTATTATGGCGGTCAAAAATATACATAATAAATATAATGCTGATACTGAAAACCATTAGGCCGATCCCTAATAGGACATCATCTGGAATGTCCTGGAATCCTCTCATTCGAAACCCCCTCCGATAATATTAAGGCAATCATTTTTGCTTTAATCGTCTTCAATCGCCATTTTAAAAAGAAGGTTGGCCAAGCTAATATGATGGTTTGATATTTTGGGACATCATTTAAGTAACAAATTAAAATAATGGCGCTGAGATAATCGCCCTTGTTAAAAATCCTGAAGTCAATTTTAGGTGAATCAACTTTTTTATCGCCTTCGATTAGTCGCATGCTATAAAATCTCCCATCCCATCTACTAATATACTAGTTTTTTTCTTTGACGTCTTCATTCCCAAGCAATAGGCGATAGTTCTAAGGCTCTTGATGGTATCGCCATAACGGCCTATAACCCGGCCCATTTCGTCACCATGAGCCGTGACAGTAATGACCAAGCGGTCATTCTCATAGTCTTGATAGGTTATTATTATTCTACTAGCGTCATCAGCCAATAATTTACAAGTATCCTCTACCCATTTAACCGCTTCTGGTGTCATTTATCCCGCCCCCACGTAAGACTTGCTTTAATATCAATGTTTCTAGAAGGGTATCATTTAGAAGTATGATAGAGATAGACCGTTATAATTTAATCGAGGAGGAAGCGGGGTATCAGCCCCGCCCCCAAATAGCTTAGCTATCTGCCCCCCTCTCTTTTATATTATATCATAAGCTTCAAGACATGATTTTTAGGTAAATGGAGCGATAAAAGTCGATTCTATTTCTTTGCTGGGAAACCGTTTTCAACGCGTCCATTAGCTGTAAATGTTGACTCTCGTTTATCGCCACTAAATGCACTAAATAAGTGCTTATCCGGTTCTTATCTTCAACCGTCCATAATGATTTTTTCAAAATTTTTAAAATCTCATCAATAATCATATGATGATTTTATCATAACACTAGCCGAAGGAATGGATTCCGCCCGCCAAATGGGTTTTTCTTTGGTTTCTAAACCATTTAACCGATTGTTCGATCAAGATTTCTGCCTGATCGCTATTCACAGCGCGAATCTTGACCCACATCTCAAAATCGTATTCGCATGCATGCCTATTTGAAATCTTCCACAATTTCATGTCTTTTTTAAATTGATTAGTATCAAATCTCATATCTATCGCCTCAATGCCTTAAAACCATTATTATTTAACTATCCGGCTCATCTTGGTTAGCCGATATTTTGGGTTTTAGGCTTTTTTTTTCCCAATCATAACAATGAGTGTTATTAACAAGCACAACAGTGGCCTCAAAAATCTCAGACAGACCACCATACTTCCTCATGTATCTATCTCCCGCCGCCCTGGCTCTGGCAAAACTACTAAATAGCGGATATGTAGACTCCGGGGAATAAATTTGCCCCTCGTGTCGGATCAGAAACCCTTTAATTTTTCTAGAGGGCATTTGTAAACCTCGTATCTTTCACTTTTACATTGAACATTTTGCCAAGAACAAATATACAGCCATATCGTTCAATATGAAAAGGGGCATAAAACATGGATCATTCAATCATAATACAAAATTATTTTAAAATTCTTCCCGAAAGAGGTCAAATCGAAGTTGTTAAATCGATCATCGAAAAATATGAAAATTATTTAATCGAATCGAAGCCGATAGCTTTAGAACCGTTACCTATCCCGTATATTGCGGCTAAAGTCATCGAAGGCAAAGCCAAGCCAAAAGATAAAAGGTCAAAGCCTAGAAATACTTCGAGAAGAATAGGGGGGCTTATCATTAATGGGGAAAAATTTGATAGCCCCGGCGCTGCATTCAAGAAACTAGGACTTAATCCAAGTAACTTTTATGCCCGAATCAGGGGAATGAATCCCGAAGAAATGCAATCTTATATCACGACTCATATCCAAAATTCTAAGGAATTGGAGCCAAAAATCAAAGTCATTCGTCGAAAATTTAAAGGATAATCTAAAATTGGAGGGGGCTTTTTGTGGCCAAGGTTCAACTTACCACATCAGCTAAATACTGAGGCCCCCATAAAGATAAGATGCTTATAAGACCATTAATCTGCCATCGAATCCATCTGTAACTGCCATTTCGCCGGCCCAATTGTGTGACACAAGCTTTTTGCTACGGTAATTTTTTCAATTGGCGTTGTCCCATCCTCATATTTTGCCATAGGCATGTAACCTTTTATATCGGAATCTCCCACTTCCTCTACTATGACAAAAGTACCGCCATAATTCCCAACGCCCGCCCCGCCGTTGGGATCTACTTGTATAACATCGCCGATCTTGATGCCCATAACCATTGTGGACCCTATTTCCAAACTATCCATACACTATCCTTATATTTTCAAATATTAAAGTATCTATTCTCTAGTTTGTTTAACTTCAATATTAATTTTCTTAGGGGTATCTCCTCTTTACTTATCGGGGTCATGCCATGATGGTAACAATCTGGGATTTGTTCATAGTTATCGCGGTATTTTTCAGCGAGAACCCTTACATGGTAAGGCGATTTTGAGCTAAAAACCTCCTGCGACTGCCCCATGTATTTATGATAAATTTTATATTGCATCTATAAATAATCCTTGGCTTATTCCTGGAATATCTTATTAAGATATAACTCAAAAACACCGCAATTCAAATAAAACATTTCTGCGATGCTATCTTAATAAGTTAAAATATACGATACCCTCCAAAATTAAAAATCAAGATCGGCCGAAATGGAATTCGTGGTTATTTACGCAATGACATTTATAGGAACTCCATACCATTGGGGGGGGAATGGAACCGAACAGTTTCCGGGTTATGATTGCTCCGGGTTCATACAACAGGTTTTAGGGGCTTTTGGTGCCGTCCCAAAATTTGATCAAAACGCCGACTCGCTCTATAGATATTTCAAAAAACATCAAAAATCTAAATTCATACTTAAAAAGGGTAGTC